CACAAGTTTAAATTAAAGGAAAATAATGGCTTTACCAACTGTATCTACATTTAAATCACAACTTGCTAATAGCGGGGGTTCAGCTAGACCCAATCTATTTAAAGTATCGATTAAATCAGTAAAAACAACACAAAGTTTAGATTCAGACCAAGAATTTTTAGTTAAAGCAACTCAGATTCCAGCTTCAACTATTGCTGAAGCCCCCTTAAATTATGGTGGAAGAGTAATTAAATATGCTGGATTTAGAACTTATGCAAATTGGACAACTACTATAATTAATGATGAAGATTTTGCAATAAGAAATAAAATTCAAAATTGGATGAGGCGAATCTCTGGTGCAATGGATGGTAAGAGAAGTGTTTCATTTGGTAGGTATGCTGATGCTGATGGACAATACAATGAAGGTACTGGTACTATTACTCAAGTCAATAAAGACGGTAAAAATGGTGAAAGTTATACCGTAAATAATATTTGGCCAACATCCATTGCTTCAATGGCATTAGATTGGAGTACTGATGGATTTATGGAGTATTCTGTTGAATGGTGTTTTGACACTTGGACACATAATTAATATCAGAAGAAGAAAATGAATGGCTTTTGCAATATCAGAATTCAAATCAAATCTAAAGGGTGGTGGGGCAAAGTCCGCCCTTTTTCAAGTAGATCTTAGTTATCCTTCCGTTGTAAATACACCCACAGTTAATGCTCATTTTTTAATATCAGCAGCATCTATTCCTGCAAGCACAGTTGGAACATATGATGTGTTCTATCATGGAAAATCCATAAAAGTTGCAGCAGATAGAGCTTATGATAATTGGGAAACTACTATTATAAACGATGAAGATTTTGGAGTAAGAAAATCTCTAGAACAATGGATAAATTTGCTCTCAGAATACAAACTAAATACTAGAAGTAAGGATGTAACTAGCACCAAAGAAGGTGAAAATGCTAGTTACAAACAAGATTTAACTGTCACTCAATTTTCCAAGAACGGAAGTAAATTAGAAACATATAAGTTTATAGGAGCATTTCCAACTTCATTATCAACCATTGCTCTTAGTTGGGAGGGAAGTACAATCGAAACTTATACTTGTTCGTGGGCATATGATTGCTGGGAAAGATAAAAATTATGAAAAATATAATAGGAGAATAAATTATGGCTTTTGAAATATTTGGTTTCAAAATTGAAAGAAAGAGTCAGGGAGCAGTAGATGCAAATGTTCCAGCATTTACTATGCCCGAAAACGATGATGGTTCTATGATGGTATCTGGAGCTGGTGCATACGGCACTTCTCTAGATTTAGATGGTCAATATAAAACAGAAATAGAACTAATTCTAAAATATCGTGACATGGCTCAATCTTCTGATTGTGAAATAGCAATAGACAACATCATCAACGAAGCAATTGTAATAGATGATTCAAGAAATCCTGTTGATATTATTTTAGATAGAACAAAATTATCTGATGGAATAAAAAATAAAATAACTAATGAATTTAATACAGTATTAGATTTGTTAAATTTTAATAATTTTGGTTACGACATTTTTCGCAGATGGTATGTAGAGGGTAAATTATACTATCACATAATGATTGATGAAAACAATCCACAACTTGGAATTGTTGAACTACGAAGTTTAGATGCTACAAAAATCAAAAAAATAAAACAAGTAAAACAAAAAAATACTGCTGACCCTAAGAAAAAAGAAGTCAGTCTCAATCATATGTTCAATTATAATGAAGCAGGATTGGGAAATAGAACTTCTGATGGTATACTAATTTCGGGTGATAGTATTGCATATGCTACTTCTGGTTTACTTAATCCTACAAAAACTGGTGTACTTTCTTATCTTCATAAAGCAATAAAACCACTCAATCAACTCCGAATGGTAGAGGATGCGATTGTAATTTATCGTATTTCAAGAGCACCAGAACGAAGAATCTTCTACATTGATGTTGGTAATTTACCTAAGTTAAAAGCAGAACAATATATTCGTGACATTATGACACGATATAAAAATCGTTTAGTATATGATTCCACTACTGGTGAAGTCAAAGATGATAGAAGACATCAATCTATGTTAGAGGACTACTGGTTGCCTAGAAGAGAAGGTGGAAGGGGAACAGAAATTACCACACTTCCAGGCGGAGAAAATCTAGGACAACTAGAAGATGTAGAATATTTTCAGAAAAAACTCTATAAAGCAATGCACGTTCCTGTATCTCGTTTAGAGGCTGACTCTGGTTTCTCTTTGGGGAGGGAAAGTGAGATTACTAGGGACGAGCTGCTTTTTAGTAAATTTATTGGAAAACTACAGACACGATTTTCAATGTTATTCGGTGAAATTTTAGAAAAACAACTGATACTAAAAAATATAATAACTTCTGAAGAATGGTCACAAATAAAAGATAAAGTTCATTACAAGTTTGAAAAAGACCATTATTATACAGAATTTAAACAACAAGAAACACTAACTCAAAGAGTTGACCTTGCCAGAAATATGGAAGAATATGTTGGTAATTATTATTCTAGAGAATTTTTTAGAAAAAATATTTTAAGACAAACAGAAGAAGAAATTAAAGCACAAGATGATCAAATAGAAAAAGAAAAACAAGACGGTGATTTTGATGGTGATATGACTGTAGATGACATTTAGTGAAACAATAATGTTTATAAATATTAATAGATAATTTTTTGGAGATAAAAATGGCAGAACAACCAACACAAAAAGAATTTAAAGCTGTGGATATTGTAGATTATGCAATGAGTTCACAACCAATAAGGGTAAATGATGCTTTTGATTCTATTATAGCAGATAAAGTAATAAGTTCTTTAGCAACAAGAAAACAAGAAGTTTCTGCTCAAATGTTTAACGACAAACAAGAAACACCTGCAGAGGTAGAAGTGGAAGTACAAGCTCAACCAGCTGAACCAGAAGTACAAACTGAACCAGAAGCAGAAGCACAAACTACGGAGGCATAATGGCATTTGCAACAAGAACACTCATCGATACAGGGTCAACATCTAGTGGGAGTGGAAAAATAGTAATTATGTGTGATTTTAATAATCACGATGGAGCTGGAGTAATACTAGATGCAGACGGTTTAGCTGGTTTTGCAAACGATGCTAATGTTAGTATTCGTAGGATAAGATGGGGATTAGTAAGTGGAGATATTAGTGAAGATGGGAGTGGTTCTATTGCGATTACTTTTGAAGTACCAAGTGGTTCAGATATAACTGCAATTAGACTTGCTGGATCTGGATACTATGACGGCCCTGCAATAAGTGGACTTCATGCTGGTACTGGCGCCACATCTGCGGATGTTAATGCAGTTGCTGTTCATGCAACTGGATTTGCTATGATTGAATTTTCTAAAGCATCTGGATGGACAGGATAATGAAGTCATTTAGAGAATTAAAAGATGAACTAGTAAATATAAAAGAAGATGGTCATACTGATGTGTCAAGTGCTATCAGACAATGTAAGACTGTCATAGAAGATGCTAGTCAGATTATGGAAAAATTACAAAGTATGGATTCGGAAGAATCTTTACCTACTTGGTGGTCTAATAAAATTGCAGTAGCATCCAATAGTTTCAATAAAATGAGAGACTATCTATTAATAGATGGAGAATAAATATGAATATTACAAAATCACAATTACAGCAAATTATTCAAGAAGAGCTTGATGCTGTTTTAGAAGAAAGTTTAGATGAAGATCTTTTAGATGAGGTTTTAAACGACCCTAGATCAAGCGTACCTTGCAGAGAGTTCTTACAAAAAGAAGAAGTATCTCTTGACGAAAAAAAGAAAAAGAAA